CACGGTCAATGAAATATACCAGAAAGACGTGAACAACTACGTCATGGTCAATGCCAACAGAAAAATCAAAGTCAAAGGCGGCTACGTCAAAAACTACGAGGGTGGAAGTATAACCAACGCATCGATCCCAATCGTGGCCAAAGCGATCGTCGACTACCTGGTCAATGAAACATCTGTAGAGACGACCATCAACCAAGCGACAAACATCCTGGACTTTCAATTCATAGCGAAGACCGGAAGCAGCTACGACAAAACAGTGTGGCGCAACGGGGACAGCGACGATAGGGAAGTCCAAAGAGTGAATCGAGTGTACGCCAGCCTTGATTCAGATCATGGGGCGCTCTACAAGGTCAAAGAAAACGAAAGACGCAAAGATAAGATAGCCAATCGACTGGAGCGGTGCTATATTGACAACGAGAACCAATTGGTGGAAGCCTCAAAGAGCATACCCATTGCTGAACTTATCGATGTGAACTTCTACATCGACATGACCAAGAGAAGAATTCAAGACTTTATAGGGGACCAACCCCTTGAAGATAAAAAGAAGGAGGAGTCAAAAATGACTACAAAAACAGCAGAAAAAGCAGTAACGACCAAAGGAGCAGAGAAGCAAAACTTCCTGCAGAAATTATTCGAACTACGAAAAGTACTCTCAAGCTTCGTGTGGACCAAGGACGGAAAGAACCTTCAACAACAATACAAGTACATCAGCGAGGCGCAATACAAAATGTACTTCGAGCAAGCCCTCGAAACAGTAGGGCTCGACTATAAGATGGACCTTGATGAATTAACATTCAACCAAAACATCACCGAAAAGATGCACATGACCACCATCAACGTAACGATCCAGATCATCGAACCAGAAACTGGGGAAGTACGAGTCTACAAAACATTCGGAACCGGAGCGGACATGGGTGACAAAGGGCTCTACAAAGCCATGACCGGAGCGCTCAAATTCTTCATCGCAACCAACTTCCTGGTCGCAGAAAACACCGAACCAGAGAACGATGAAACTGACAAAAAACCAGGAAGCAACCGACCAGCGTCACCAGAAAAACGCCAAGCGATCAAAGAAGAGATCATGGGTAAAGATGTGTCGGTCACAGCTGCACAGAAAGCAAAGATTAAAGCACTACGCGACGAGCTCAAAATCTTAGATCCACAAAGTACACTGATCGCTAAGATCAACACCACCATGAAAGCAGGCCCAAGCAAAGTCGAAGCCAACAAGCTCATCATGGAAGTCGAAGAAATCGTCGAAGAACTAAAACCATTCTAAAGGAGCAACAACTATGAATTACACGATCAATCAAAACACGGTCACGCTTGAGAAGATAGGCAAACCCAAGAAAATAACAGGTACACGGTTCGCAAGTATCCTGGGACTGAACGCATGGAACACCCCATTCAGCGCATGGTGCGACATGACCAAGCTCTACAAGGAACCATTCGAAGAAACCAAGTACACGGAGGCCGGTAAGATCATCGAACCGATTATCCTAAAATACCTCAACGAAGAAGAATACCCTGGACAAGTGGTGGATCCGCAGAAATACTTCGGCCGCAACTTCAAGAAAATGCAGTACGACTTCTACCCAGACGAACCAATCTTCGGTGGGATGTGGGACGCCCTACTCATGGGCAAGAATGGACCACGCGCGATTATAGAAGTCAAGACAACCAAGCGAGCAGAGGACTGGGAGCACGACGTCCCGCTCTACTACAAAATGCAAGCCATGCTCTACGCCTACCTAAGCGGGGTAAGATACTACATCTTCGCGGTGGCCTTCTTAGAAGAAGAGGACTACGAACACCCTGAAAACTTTATAGCAAACAAAGACACGGTCAAGCTGCTACCATTCGACCTGGACAAAGACGAGACCAACCAAAAAATGAAGTTCGCCCTCAAATGGTACAACAACCACGTGCTCGGGTTAACCTCCCCAGAGTTCGACGAGAAGAAGGACGCGGACATCCTGAAGGAGCTACGAACCAACCGAGTGGAAGTCAGTGATAACATTGAAGACTATCTCACGATTATCGACGAAATAAGACCGCAGGTGGAAGAAAAAGAAAAAGAGATAAAACCACTCGCGGACAAGCTCAAAAAAGCAGAGGAAGGCCTAAAAACAGAGCTGGAAAAGAAATTCACAGATCAAGACAAAACGGTCGCGATCAAAACGAAGCTATACGAGTTCAAAGTAAGTCGGACGATCAAACAAGAGAAGGTATTCGACGAAGCGAAGTTCAAAGAAGAGCATCCTGAACTCTGGGAACAATACCAGACGGAACAAGAAAAAGTCACAGTGCGAAAAGCAGTGACCATGCTCAAGGACCTATTCAATGAATAGGCGACAAATCAGCATGGCGCTGGTAGTGAGCTCAACCATCATAGCCGGATCAATCATTTACTCAACCACGCGACCTGAAGTACCCGCAATGACCAAGCAAAACGTGGTCTGCGACACAGGCTACGGGGTGCAGTACTTCGAATACAAAGGCAACCTCACACTGAGGGTCAACCACGAAGGGAGGCCGATACGCTGCCATGAATAAACTCACAAAAACCATGGGCAAGCTGAGAGGCTTCATCAACGCCCACGCGAAAGTATCCGAGCGCAAGGACGCCGCCAAGTGGATCGACCAGGTGCAAGAGCTCACCACCATAGAGTTCAACGACATCGAGGTGGCCTACCTACACTACTTTATTAAGAAACTAAGAAACAAAAAAACCACACGACGTATTAGAGTGGACACAACTGAACCTACTCGAGAAGCTCACCAGTGTGGCGGAACGATTAGAGCAAGTCCATGAAGACACTCAACAGGCTAAGGTATTCGCTCAGCGGATTTTCTGCGAGAAACGAGGAGTCCTCGAAGTCGCACCCCTCAACGGATACTGCCCAATGTGCAGAGAAGACATCTACTCAAAAATGACAGTCGAACAGGCAGGCGCACATTACGTGACCTACTGCCCACACTGTCAACACTCATTCGAAACAACAAAAACAAAGGAGGCCTAACACAATGGCAAAAATCAATTTAGCAGAGAGCACAGGTGGATCATACATCAAAGAAGCAGGTAAGAACGTCCTACTTCAAATCACCAATGCGAAGTACAACCAAGACTTCGGAAAAGTCGAAATGACCCTCTCAAATGAGAAGGGCGAAACCATGAACAACAACTTCGGTCTAATGAACAATGACGGATCCATCAATGAAAAAGCACTCAAAGCCTTCAGCTACTTCGCAAGAGTGGCAGTAGGGGACTGGGACAGAGACGACATCGAAGACGAAGAACTGGTAGGCTGCTACATCAGAGCAGACATCGCCCTAAGAGAAGGTAAAGAAAAGAACAAGGACGGCGAGACCATGTACTTCGCCAACCTCGACAAAGTCTACACGACAAGCGACACCTTCAAGAAGAGCAAAGTCAAAGAAGTGGTAGAAGATGAAGACGAAGACATCAGCGAGGACGTAGCAGACGAAGATTGGGACTAAGCATAGGAGGTGAGCAGTTATGCCTAAAAAACCCGAAAGCAAACTCCAGGATCAATGCCTGAAGTACATCAAAGAATTAGAAAAACAGGGACAACCGATCATCGCGATCAACCAACACGGGAGCGCATTCAGCTCCCGCGGGGTCCCCGACATCCTGATGTGTGTAAGAGGAATATTCGTAGCAGTAGAGCTGAAGATAGTACCCAACACACCGACAGAGCTGCAGGAACGCTACATCAATCGCATCAGAAACGCCAAAGGCTTAGCGGTGGTCATATATGAATTTGAAGACTTCAAGTCGCTGGTGAATTATGCGCTACATTAAGCTGGCCGCAGGCACCAAGAAACCCATCGAAAAACTAACGACCACCTATACCAAAACAGATGTCAAAGATTATCCCAGCGTCGGCATGATGTTAGAAGAACCCTACGTGGTCGTCGACGCGGATGACAGCGCCACCGCTGAAATTCTCTACAAAATAATCGTAGGCGAGAACATACCCTGCCGGGTGATGAAAACCACCCGAGGCATGCACTTCTGGTTCAAAACCAGCTCGCCAATGAAGAACAGCATTAAGCCAAAGACAGCCTTGACCCTCCATGTCGACTATCGCTCATGGGGAGTCAAGAGCGATGGCTCACCCAAGCTATCCTACGTCAAAATCAAGGACGAAGGAACCTGGCGCCAATGGATCCGAACATGCAAAGTCGGCGACATGGCCGAGATACCAGTGTGGCTCAAACCACTCAATAGCAAGTACAGCTTCGCCGGCATGGGCAGCGGGGACGGACGCAACCAAGTCCTCTACGAATACATCCTAACCATGCAGAGCAAAGGCCTACAACGCGACCTGATCAAGGAAACCATCCAGATCATCAACAAGTACGTGTTCGCAAGCCCTCTACCCAAAGGCGAAATTGATACGATCCTAAGAGAAGAGAGCTTCAAAGACGAAGCCCAGCTCGAGGCCACAGCCTGGTTCACTGAGCGCGGAGTGTTCCTACACAACGTCTTCGGTGACTATGTGGTCAAGGACATGCAAATCATCACCTACCATGATAGGACCTACGTCTACAACGACGGGTACTATCAGGAAAGCGACAACACGATCCTGGCGAAGATGATAGAGCTCTTCCCCGGGATCACCCAAAAGCAACGCAACGAAGTGCTAAGCTACATCAAAATTGTGACGCACGTCGATCAAGCAGACCAGAGCGACTACTGGCTCAATGTCAAAAACGGCCGCCTGGATCTTATAAACAAGAAGCTGTACCCGCACGACGCGAAATACGTGGACTTTGAGCGGATCAACGCAATCTACGACCCCAAAATCAAGGACCCGGCGGTTGACACGATCCTGACGCGTGTGTTCAACGGTGACACAGAGCTGATGATATTGTTCCAACAGATCCTCGGCTACTCGCTACTGAAGAACACCAGGTACCAACAGGCCTTCTTTTTAACCGGAAGTGGATCCAACGGAAAGTCAACTATACTTTCGATGGTGAAGCATTTATTCACTCTCAAGAACACAGCAAGCCTCTCACTGACAGACTTAGAAGACAAGTTCAAAGTGGCCGAGCTGGAAAACAAACTCATTAACATCGGCGACGACATCAGCAACACACCGATCAAAGACACCGGTAAATTTAAGAAGCTGGTGAGTGGCGAAGGCGTCATGGTCGAGAGAAAGAACCAACACCCATTCGAACTGATGAACTATGCGACATTCTGGTTCAGTGCGAACAAAATGCCCAACTTCGCCGACAAGAGCGAGGGCATGCAACGACGCATCACCATCCTACCATTCAGCGCACGGTTCAGCCCGAAGGACCCAGACTACGATCCCGACATAGCCGACAAAGTGATGACGGATCAGGCCATGAGCTACTTGCTCAACCTGGGCCTCGAAGGACTGCACGACTTACGCAAGCGCGGACGCTTCATTCAGCCGCGAGTGGTGGTCGAAGCCAACGAGGGCTACAAAGTGGAATCCTCCAGTGTGCTGTCCTGGTTCGAAGACACCCTCCTACCGCCGAAGGCCCTCGAGCGCAAGCCGACCCAGGTGTGGTATGAAATGTACAAGCAGTGGTGCGCCGACGCAGGCTACGCGAAGCCCTTCAGCCGCCGACAATTCGTCACCGAACTCATTGCGAAATACGACCTTGAATATCAGCGTAAACGCACCGGTGAGGGTGAGGATAATACAGGCAAAGGATCACGTCGAGATTACTATTTTGAACTCAAAAACCCTAAGAAAATCAAGCTGCTAAAATAGCAAATTAGGGTGTCCCACATCTATCAAAAAACACCCCCAAGGTGTCCCATAACTCAAAAAATCAAAAAAGATGTGGGACACCTAAGTGTCCCGAGTGTGTCCCATAACTCAAAGAAAAATGAGAAGTGGGACACCAAGTGGGACACCAAAAAACCCAGTAAACAAGTGGCTTTTATATCAAGGTGTCCCACTGTCCCATATCTTTCTTACTAAATTGAAAAATAAATAAATAAAAAAATAAATAAGGTAAAAAAGAGGTAAAAAGACATAAAAAACACCTATATGTAAGAGAGAGAGTGAAAATGAGATGTGGGACACCTACTTGTGGGACACCTAAGCAAAATGAGGACAATTATGAACGAAAAAGTACACCTCATAAAGAGGAAAATAAAATGGTGCGAAGTTCAACTGATCCATGCTACCAGGCTTCAAAAATGGGACGAAGTTGAGCGAGTCACAGCTGAAAAGCAAGCCTTAGAAAAACAGAGAGAGGATCTTGAAAATGGGAATACAAAATCATCATTTGTGTAAGCCAGTCCAGATGCGCAACCCGATCACCAATCACATCGTGCGACGATTTTACAGCATGGGTGAAGCGGTCAAAGAGATGGACATTCTACACTACCGACTAATGCATGTCATAAGAACAAAAACAGAATGGGACGGCTACCTATGGGAGTATGCGCCGAAAGAAGAGGACAACAACAATGGAAGACCTTAGCCTGGTCATCATCATGGTGATCATGGTCACAGGAACCCTGGTGTTCTTCCTATCCGCCGCCAAGCTCTCAGCTGCAGAGGATCGTGAGATGGAGCGACTATACCAAGAAGAACTGACCCGACGATATCAAGAAGATGGAGGAGTGAAGCGAGATGACTAAAGTAGCCATAACCAAAGACATCATAGACGAGATCAGCAACGCCATCGTTAAGAAGCTGGAACTGGAGCGTAAGCGCAAGATGAAAGCCGATAAGGATTGGAAACTGCGAAACACCAAGCTGCTCCTGCGAAACTATCACATCCTCAAGGATCATTGCCAAAAGCTGAATGAGGAAATCGAGAGCTACGCTGACTCAGTCTTCGACCCGTACGATATCGAATTGCCCTCGATCATGGCCAGCAAGGCCAAGACGAGACAAATGGTCTGGTACATCGACGAGATGATCGACACGTACTATCGCTACGCTACAAGCGCAGGGGAAGCCACCATGCGACGATACCTGACCTTAGAGAAATACTACATCTGCCGAAAGTCTTACGAAGCCATAGCCACAGAAATGAACGTGAGCGATCGGACCGTGCGAAGAGACTTGGTCGACGCGAGAAAAGAATTCAGCGTCTTCCTGTTCGGAATATTTGCCATAGAAGACTTGAATGAAGAAGAGTGATGTCCAAAAGTTGGCCAACACATGCCGTATTTTACGTGTTATAATGATAGCGTAGAGTTAGTAGGTAAACCGAGTGCTCTGCGCCATTGAAACCGCGTGACCAGCGTTCAATTCATAGGCAAAACGTTCCTTTCAGGAAAAAGCATCTCACCATTCGGGGTGCTTTTTTCTATATACCCCCAGCACGGCAAGATGTGAGGTTAACTCCTTTCCTCATTTTAAGCCGTGCTTTCTTATGTCATAAACCAACGCGAAAGAGAGAGCAATCAAATGAATATCGTAGATAAACGAATTGAAGACCTAATACCCTATGAGAAGAACCCACGACGGAATGATAAAGCCGTGAAATACGTGGCTGAGTCAATCAAACAGTTCGGATTTAAGGTCCCAATCGTGATTGACAAGGACAATGTCATCGTCGCAGGGCATACGCGGTATAAAGCGTCAAAGAAGCTTGGACTGAAAACCGTGCCCTGTTTAGTGGCTGATGACCTCAGCGAACAGCAAATAAAAGCCTACCGATTAGCCGATAACAAGGTCGCAGAGAAGGCCGAGTGGGACTTCGAACTCCTCGACCAAGAACTGGCTGACCTCTTCGACTTTAACATGATGGACCTGGGCTTTGATGAAGAGGATCAGGACCAAGAACCTGAAGTAGTAGAAGACGAATTTGACATATCACCACCAAGCGTTGCCAAGGCCAAGCTCGGTGATGTTTATCAATTAGGCAGACATAGACTGATGTGTGGTGACTCAACTAACCCAGATCATGTGGCTAAGTTAATGGAAGACAAGCAAGCTGACCTAATTGTCACGGATCCTCCATATAACGTGAACTATGAACGTAAGATCAACACACTTGTAAGTGGTGACTCAGCATTCAAGAACATTCGCCGAGGTGATAACCAGATCCTAAATGACAACATGGACAGCGACAAGTTCTACACGTTCCTGTTTGACATGTATTCACTGGCTTATAAGCACATCAAAACGGGCGGCGTCGTTTACGTGTTCCATAGCGACATTGAGCGAGTGAACTTCCAATCAGCGTTTCAAGACGCAGGTTTCAAGCTGTCCCAGACGATCATATGGGTTAAAAATACATTTAACCTAAGCCGTAACGATTACCACTGGCAGCACGAACCATGCCTCTATGGATGGAAGGAAGGCGCCGCACACTACTTCGTGGACGATCGTAAACAGAATACGGTCATAGAAGACAAGGGCATTGACATCAACAAGTTGAGCAAGGACGAGATGAAGTAGCTGCTAAAAGCGATTTACAGCGACGACATCAGCACAACCGTTATACACGAAGACAAACCTCAGCGATCGGATCTTCACCCAACCATGAAGCCGTTGAAGCTGCTTGAACGATTGGTCAAGAATAGCAGCTTACAAAACGAAATAGTATGGGATCCTTTCGGAGGATCAGGAAGCACACTCATGACATGCGAGCAGCTGAACCGCACATGCTACATGATGGAGTTTGACCCTAAATACGTGGACGTGATTATTCAACGCTGGGAAAACTTCACTGAGAAGAAAGCAGTAAAACTGAAAGGAGCGAAGTAATGAAGCTATACTCAAATGAAATCGTATTCCGGGGACATCCCGACAAGGTATGCGACCAGATCAGCGACGCGATCCTGGACGCGTGTCTTGAAAAAGACAAGAACAGCCGTTGCGGCATAGAAGTGGCCGGAGGTAAAGGTAAGATATTCATCACCGGGGAAATAACAAGCACCGCTGTACCTTGTGTGCAAAACATAGCACGCATGGTGCTCGAAGCCGTGGGCTACCCGACAGATTATGAAATCATCGACAACATAGGGCACCAGAGCCCAGATATAGCCCTGGGGACCAATGATGACGTCGGAGGAGCAGGGGACAACGGCATGATGTTCGGTTACGCAACACGCGAGACCCGACAAATGCTACCCAAGGCCCAGGTGATCCTCCAGGAATTCAGCCAACAATACGACAAGTTGCGCCAACAATACCCAGAGGTGTTCAAACCAGACGGAAAAGTACAGATCACAGGGTACTACGACGATGACATGCGACTCAAGCGCATTAAAACAGCAACCATCTGCTATCAAAACACCGAGATACTAAGAGGGTGGAGTGATAGACGAATTATTCTGGAATTTAACATGATATGTGCCAAATATAACGTGGAAGTGGAAGAATACCTGATCAACCCAACAGGGCGCTTTGAAATAGGCGGCTTTGACGGGGACGCAGGGCTCACAGGGCGCAAAATCGTCGTGGACTCCTACCATTCATTCGCACCGGTAGGCGGTGGAGCTTTCAGCGGCAAGGATCCAACCAAGGTGGACCGCAGCGGAGCCTACTGGGCGCGCCATATTGCCAAAGACATACTGACACGAACACCGCTGATCAAGTGGGTGCTGGTTCAATTATCCTACGCAATAGGCGTGGTCGAGCCGTTAGCCATTTATATCGAGACAGACGCTGGAGTGATCAGTGTACCACCTGAACTTTATAAACAAAGCACGCCAGCTAACATCATCCGCAATTTAAAACTAAAAGAAATCAAGTACGAAGAGCTCGCACGCTTCGGCCATTTCAAGGAGTGATACTATGAGCGATAACCCAAGAAAACCCCCAGGATTTAAGACCTTCGGGGAAATGACACCTGAAGAACGCAAAGAACTGGGCAGGATCGGAGGCATTAAGTCCGGTGAGACGAAACGGCGCAAGAAAGCGATGAAGGAAGTCCTTGGTATTTTACTCGACATGCCTATGAAGGCGGGTAAAGCAGCCGACGTGGAGTCAATCAAGAACTTCGCAGCGTTAAGAGGCCGAAATATTACCGTCAACGAAGCGATACTCATATCACAGATCCAGCGAGCCATTCAAGGGGATGTCAAATCAGCAGAGTTCGTCCGTGACACAAGCGGACAGAAACCAATCGAGGACATCAACATGAGCGGAAGCGTGGGCCTGGTCCAGATCATCGACGACGTTCCGGATGAGGACGACAAAGATGATGACGACTTCTCAAATTAGACTCACCGACCTCATTGCGCCGGCCTTTTATCCCGTACACCATGCGCTTAAGAAACGCAAATACACCTATTACTGGCTGAAGGGCGGCCGTGGATCCACCAAGTCATCATTCACCAGCGTTGAGATCATACGCGGAATGATGGGTGACCCGGACGCTAACGCAGTCATCCTAAGAAAAGTAGGAAAGACGCTGCGTGAATCCGTGTATGAGCAGCTGCTATGGGCAATTGACATATTGGGTGTATCACATTTATGGCATGACAGCAAGAACCCACTCTCACTGACCTATCTACCGACTGGGCAAAAGATCATCTTCAAGGGAGCAGACAAACCTCGCAAGGTTAAGTCCTCCAAGTTTAGAAGAGGCTACGCCAAATTCATATGGTACGAAGAAGCAGATGAGTTCGACAGAAAAGAAGACATTGACACGATCAACCAAACCCTGGTGCGAGGCGGTGATGATATATCCGTATTCTACACCTACAACCCACCACAGGCAGCCACAAACTGGATCAACGCAGAGGTGGACCTGCAAGCCATGCGAACAGACACCATGGTACACACCAGCGACTATCGCACGGTACCCAAGAAGTGGTTAGGACGGCAATTCATCGAGGAAGCCGAGTACCTAAGAGAACACAACCCAGCCAAGTACGAACACACCTACCTGGGCAAGGTTACAGGAACAGGCGCGGAAGTCTTCCTAAACATTACCAAACGACGCATCACAGACGAAGAAATCAAAACCTTCGACAAAGTATATCGAGGACTGGACCACGGCTTCGCAGCTGACCCGCTCCATTATGGCGAGATGTACTTCGATAGCGCACGCAGACGACTATACATCTTTGCGGAAATACACCAAACAGGACTGAAAAACGCAGAGGCCGTGGCGAAAATCAAAGCGATAAACACAATCAACGGGATCATCACAGGCGATAGCGCAGAGCCAAGGACAAACAACGAGTTCAAAGACCAGGGCTTGCGCATTAAAGGCGCGAAGAAAGGACCAGGAAGCGTGGAACACGGCATAAAATGGCTACAGGATCTAAACGAGATCATCATAGACCCAGAGCGGTGCCCAAACACAGCTCGCGAGTTTAGCGGATATGAGTTAGAGCGAGACCAGCACGGGAACCTCAAAGGCACATACCCAGACAAAGACAATCACAGTATCGACGCGGCACGATATGCCCTCGAGGACATTATGAAAAATAGCAAGTGGCTATATTAGCCCAGAGAGGAGGTAGACAATGAATGATGGAATAATGAGCAAGGATATAAAGGTCGCAAGTCAAGCAATCAAGAAAGCAATCACCATAGACCGAGATAACCCGCTCAAACGCAAAGCACGGATAGCTCGCAAGTACTATGACTACCAGCACGACATTCTCAATCATCGCATTTTTTACGTAGATGAGAACGACATGCTCAAGGAAGACAAGTACGCCAGCAACGTTAAGATCCCGCACCCGTTCTTCACCGAGCTTGTGGATCAGAAAGTACAATACTTACTGAGCAACCCGGTAGAGGTGGAAGTCGAGGACAAGAAAGAGACCGAGGGACTGGAAGAAGCCCTCAAGGAATACTACACCGACGACTTACAAGTGGTCATACAGGAAATGGTGGAAGGGGCCAGCATTAAGTCCCACGAATACCTATACGCACGGACCACAAGCGAAGACATTCTGACCTTCGACACAGCAGACAGCCTGATGATGGTTCCAATCGAGGATGACGACAACGAAACAGTCGGCTTTATTCGCTACTATGACCGCAAGATCATGAATGGCACCAAGGAAATCACCATCACTCACGCGGAACGGTGGACCGCGCAAGACGTGACCTACTTCGTTACAGACGCCAAAGGAAACATGGGACTTGACGACAGCAAAGTGCCTAACCCACGCCCACATGTGCTGGCCATAGACGAAGAAAACAACAGCGTCTTAGGGCGGACCTATGGGACGATACCATTCTACCGTTTAAACAACAACGCCCGAGGAACAACGGACCTGGAGCCAATCAAAGCGATCATTGACGACTATGACCTCATGAACGCTTTTCTATCAAACAACCTTCACGACTTCCAAGACGCGATATACGTGGTAAAGGGCTTTGACGGCGACGATTTATCTAAGCTGCGTCAAAACATCAAAGCGAAGAAGACCGTGGGGACCTCCGAAGATGGCGGGCTTGAAATTCAAACTGTCAACATTCCGGTCGAGGCACGCAAACTGAAGCTGGAAATTGACAGAGAGAACATCTACAAGTTCGGCATGGGCTTTGACAGCTCACAAGTAGGGGACGGGAACATCACCAACGTGGTGATCAAGTCACGCTATGCGCTCCTGGACCTCAAGTGCAACAAGACAGAGCCAAGGCTCCGCGCCATGCTGGCCTGGATGAACCGCCTGATCGTTGACGATATCAACCGACGCAAAGGCACCAACTATAAATCCAACGACATCATCGTGAATATCACACGCGAGACCATGGTCAATGAAAACGACATTGTGCTCAATGAGAAGACCGAGGCGGAAGCTAAAGCAACACGCATTCAAGCTATCCTGGCAGCTGCTCCACACATTGGGGACGAAACAACACTCAAGCTAATTTGTGATGAGTTCGAACTCGACTTTGACGAAGTGAAGCTCCTGGTCGAAGAGCAAGACTACACTCCAAACATAGGAGCGGGGACGGACCCGATCAACCCATTGGATCCAAATGCACAACAACCTAACCTAAATCAAAACCTCAACCAGTTAGCGGGTGGAATAAATGGACCAACGCAATAAGTGGCGAGATATCCTTGGTGAACTGAACGCCAGCGCAATGAGTAAGACAGAAAACGCGCTGGTAAAGGCCTACAGAAATGCGATCAAGGACATCAAGGTACAAGCTAAGGGGTTCATTGAGGAATACGACACGCTATCGTTCAGCAAACGCATTGAAGTGGAGCGATTATTGAGCGTAGGGCAAGAAATACAAGCAATCCTCGAAGGTACAAACAAGATAGTCACTCAAACCATAGCCGAGAGCACAGGAAACATGGCGCAAAACGGCTATTATTCCACGTTTTATGGCCTCGAAGGGGAATACGGACTCAACGTACCCATGAGCTTTCTGGATGAAGACTACATCAAGAGCGTAGTCAATAGCCCAGTGGACGGAAAAACGCTCAGTCAGCGACTGTATAAGAACACGAACCAGTTGGCAAGAACCACCACACAAAGCCTGATCCAAGGCGCCATTGACGGTAAAGGTTATAAATACGTGGCCAAGCGCATAGAAGACCTGACTGAAGCGGACTACAAGAAAGCCTTACGGATTGCAAGAACCGAGGGCGGACGAGCTTCCAGCCTATCGCAGCAAAAAGCATACGAAGAAGCACAAAGCGTAGGGGTAAAGCTCAAGAAACGCTGGCTCTCAACACTGGATGAAGCCACCAGAAACAGCCACAGGCTCCTGGATGGACAAACCGTAGAAGCAGAGGAAGCATTCGTATCACCAGAGACCGGAGCGATCGGGCAAGGACCACGCCTGATGGGTCGCGCCAGTGAAGACATCAACTGCAGATGCACCACCATCGCGGTCGTCGACGGATATGAGCCAGAATTAAGACTCGACAATGAGACCGGTGAAATGGTCAAGAATATGAGTTATACCGAGTGGCAGGAATACAAGGGAATCATTCCAAGCACACCAAAAGCAGGACAAGCTGTTGTTGCTGTACCTGCACCAGTAGTACCAGTGGCACCAGCACCAGAGCCAATACCAGACACACCACGTAGAGGCCACCTAAGACGCCGAGATGAGCAAGGAGCCATAAACACCATATCCCAAGAACTCAACATCAGCACCGCCGAAGCGAAGCAATACAGAGACAGCGTGTATCACTTTACTACTGATGCCTACTCAGATGTTCGAGTATATCAAAAGAACGGCACATTAAAACGCCCAGAAATATCACAGATTAGCGACAAATTAGAAGAGTATATCGCTAAAGCACCTAAATGGGAGGGTAAACCACTATACAGAGGTGTAAGTTTAAATCAATCAGCAGTGGAAGAATTGAAAATAGGAACCGTTCTAAGACAAGGTGGCACATCATCATGGACCGACGATGTTAAAATAGCAAAAATATTCACGGAAAAAAATACGTTCGGAACACAAACGTCGGTATTGTTTAGAGTTGAAGCAACCAATCAAGGTACATCGGTGCGTCATATTTCTAAATATTTTAGTGAAAATGAAGTTGTGATATCGAAAAAAGCCAAGCATGAGATTTATAAAATCGAAAAAAGCAACGGTGGTAAGCAGCTAATTGTCTATCTAAAAGAACTGGAGGAATAGTCATGGAAAGACCAAAACAAAAAACGCTCGTCGAACGATGGCAGGAAGATGATTCACCGATCACCATCTTGTCGCAACCAACAGAAGAGCAGACAAAGGAAGACGAAGAAGACAAATAACCCTCACTCGCGAGAGGTAAAACGCGAACCACACACTACGAGACGTAACTCGTTAAAATCGTAAAGGAGGATTTAATAATGAATTTCAAAGAACTATTGATTGCTCAAGGGATCACCGAGGAACAAGCAAGCAAAATTATAGAGGCAATGCCGGCAAACAAACTCTATATCGCGAGCGAAGAAAACCTCGACATCCGCTTCAATAAAGCCAAGACGGAACTGGAGCAAGCAAAAGCGGATCTGAGCGCAGCAAACAAGCTGGTCGAAGATCTAAAGAAGTCAAACGCCGACGTGGAAGCATTACAGAAACAGGTCAAAGAGTACGAAGACAATGTCAAGAAGCTCGAGACTGAACGCGTGCAAGAACGCAAAACGTATGCGATCAAAGAAGCATTGACAAAGACGGGCGCACTTGACCTGGACTACTTACTGTTCAAACTTGGGGATGTGGAACTCGACAAAGAAGGTAACATCAAAGACCTGGACAATAAGATCAAGGGACTCAAAGAAGCGCACCCAACATTCTTCCCGGCTCCACCAGCTGACCCAGCGAAGGACCAAAGCAAAGGCGGATACAAGCCTATTGACTCTAAACTTCCAACGGGCGCAGATCCAGGGCCAACCGAGCCAAAGAGCTTAGCAGAAGCTATCAAACTGCAATACACAACGAAAGAGGGTAATTAACCATGCCAGTAACATTATTAGAAATGAAAGTCGGTCTATCCGACAAAGTCCAAGCACAAGTCATCGACACATTTGTGCGCCAATCCGAACTATTAGAACTCCTTCCATTTGACGACGCGGTCAGCCCAAGCGGTGGATCCACGCTCACATATGGATATGTTCAAAAGAAACTTCCTTCAACAACCGCATTCCGTGCGATCAACCAAGAATACAGCGCAAGCCAAGCTACTGTTGAAAAGAAAACAGTAGACCTCAAAGTCTTAGGTGGAGCATTCGAAATTGACCGTGTTATCCGTGACGCTGAAGGCCAATTCAACAACATGGCCCTTCAACTTGAAGAGAAGATCCTATCAGCCATTGGAACATTCCACAACGCTATGATCAATGGCGACGTGGCCGTAGACACAAATAGCTTTGATGGCTTGGACAAGTTCCTTGTAGGACAAAGCACAGAATACAACACAGGCGCTGTAATTGACTTATCAACTACTGCTAAAGTCAAAGAAAACGCAGACGTGTTCTACGAAGCATTATTGCAACTCATCAACAGCACCGGAGCTCAAGCGTTATTCGTGAATGAAACCATGAAAACCAAGATCCAATCCGTGGCTCGCGTGTTAGGTTACAAAACTGAATCCGAAGAAGCATTCGGTCGCGTGATCACCACTATCGGTGAAGGCCGTGTTCGTTTAATCGACTTACGCAACGTGGTATCAGTATCAGGTGGCAACGCAGTTGAAACCCCGATCATTGGAACTAAGACACGCACAGTGGCTACCGTTTCAACAACAGGCTTAACTGACATCTTCGCGGTTCGCTTCTCAGCAATCGACGGCTTCCACGGCGTGACCTTAACTGGAACAAGCGGACTCAACACATTCCTTCCTGACTTCACTCAACCAGGCGCAGTCAAGAAAGGTGAAGTTGAACTTGTAGCTTGCGTAGCGCTTAAGAATACTAAGGCAGCTGGCGTACTACGTAACGTCAAGATTGTCTAAGGAAGGGAGCATTGAAAATGCCAAAATCAGTTAAGTATTTAGTTCACAGTCCAGTAGAGAACTTCGTCGGTGTAGGAGCCGGCGGAGTTCAATTCGCATACGGGCGCGCTGAAGTCAACGAAGGATGGGTGCTCGACTGGTATAAAGAGAAGGGTTACAAAGTGACCAAGATCGGCGACGACGCACCAGCAAAGACCATTGAAGACATGAGTGTGGCTGAACTCAAAGAAGAAGCCATCGCCCGAGGATTTGAAGTCAACAGCAAATCAACTAAAGGCGAGCTTTTAGCCCTATTAAACGGTGATAGCAATGTATAAGGTGCTCGTTTCGTTTATTGACGGAGTTGAAAACCGCAGCTATGCGGCCGGGGACACATTCATTGTGGGACCTAACACCGATAAAGAGCGACTCAGCGCGTTAACAAGCGACAATAACAACCTACAGCAACCACTCATTCAAGAAGTGGTCACGCCCAAGGCCAAAAAAGAAGACAAAGGGGAGTAATCATGTGCTCCCTTTTCAATTAAGGAGGGTACCATGATCCTAAAACTATTCGAGGCGCAAGCGATCAATGCGAACATCACCCAAAGTGATCTGAACGCATTCGAGCAAGCCGTGCGCGCGCTAACGCACAACAACTTCCAAGACTTCAACGTCCGCGGATATGAGTTGACCCTCACAGGTAGCACGATCACCATGACGCGTGGATCCACCACTGGACTACGCGTGGGTGATACGGTAGAAATCAACGACACCAAGTACAATAATGGACTACACGTCGTTAAAACACTCACACTCACAGGCATAGAAGTCGAGAGCACCACACCATTCATAGATGAGACGTGCAAAGAGGGAATTGTGACCAAAGTGGCCTACCCGGCAGACATCATCAAAGGTGTGAAGAAACTCATTGAATACGACGTTAAAATGGGCGGTAAAGCTGGCATTAAGTCAGAGACCATATCACGCATGAGCGTGACCTACTACGACGTCAACGCAAACGAAAACGTGGACGGTTACCCGGCGGCACTCCTCTCATTCTTGAAGAAATACAAGAAAATGAGGTGGTGACATGTTCGGATCAACACCATTTGTAATCAAACAAAAAACAAGCACGTCAGATAACATAGGCGGCGTAAGCGAAACCTGGAGCGACGTCATGATGATCCACGGATATATCGACATGCTCACAGGAAGCGACCAAAACACGACGCAAAACGCGTTTGTAGAGCAATCTACACACATTCTAATCGTACCGACCCATACGGACGGGATCATCGACAAAATGCGCGTAGTGGACGCTATGGGCCGCTACTACGACATCACATACGTGGACGATCCGGTGGGACAAAAACACCACCTCGAGATTTATCTAAAATACGGAGGTGTGGAATAATGGCCAGCGGAAGATTTAAAGTGATTGATAATTCAGGTAAAGTCAAAGCCGAACTCAACGCTGAAATGGTCAAGAAGATCACTGAAGCGTGCCTTGTAGCCCAAGGTGGTATTAAAACAGTCACCCCAGTCGGCAAAATTGCCGGAGGGGAGCTGCGGGATAGCATTGACATCAAAGTGAATCATGACGGAGCCAAAATCATTGGACAAGTGGGCTCACCACTGGTCTACGCTCCATACGTAGAATTCGGTAAAAACCAGTGCCGAATTAAAACCGGGTAAAAACGGTGAAAGTCTTATGTTGACATTCCATTGAATAATTAGCAGAAAATGGTAAAATATACCCATGGAGGTATCTTTTATGAAAAGAGATGCTATTGGTAGATTTGTCGACGGTGGTTTTAAGGATTATACGGGAATTAAGAAGAATAGATTGACGTTTGTTTCATTAGATCATATACATCACACGCCGGTGGGTAAAAAAATACCTTACTGGATAGTGAAATGTGATTGCGGGAATGAGATAGTCAGATCATCCAAGGACATCATGTCTCAACACACATTAAGTTGTGGATGCCTTCAAAAAGAAAAGGCAAGCGAAGCTCAAAAGACACATGGCCAAAGTCAAACGAGACTATATAGAACATGGGAAAACATGAAGAAGCGGTGCTACAAAGAATATTCATCACGATACCAAGAATACGGAGCTCGTGGAATTACTGTGTGTGATGAGTGGCGAAATAGCTTTGAGGCATTTTATAAGTGGGCCTATGTTAATGGTTATGATGATTTAATGACAATCGACAGAATAGACGTAAATGGTAACTATGAACCATCCAATTGTCGATGGGTCATATCAAAAGATCAAGCGATGAACAAACGATCAAATCACATTATCAGTTTGAATGGGGTAGATTACTCCGCTACTGAATTAAGTGAACTCTATTCGATCCCAATTAAAACGATTTATGCGAGGATAGCCCGTGGTGACACAGGGGAAAGAATCGTAAGACCACTAACAGTAAGATAATACCGTGGTAACTATATGGATTGCGAAAGGCCATCGAGTACCGTAGAGCGTAGGAGTTGAATAAATATAACACTCCCAAGAGTATCCGGCGATTGAGTGGTCAATCGAAAATGTACGCCGAACTGTGCGGTGACGTGCAGAAGTGTGGATAAAAAGCCACACGATAACAACAATTCTGACTGGGGAATATGCTGAGAACGGATCAGGACGCAAAGGTGGATGGACATATAAGTCACCAGATGGCGAGTGGCACTTCACACGAGGGATGACGCCGCGGCGCTTTATGCGAAACGGCTTCAGGCAGACCAAATCGGCCGTGCAAGCAATACTCGGAAAACCAATCAAGTAAAGGAGGTCACACATGATCAAACTATTGCAACAATTGACGGTTCAATTTAGGACCGTAACGTCACAGGCGTACCACGCATACAATCGACAATCGTCAGTGACTTATCCTTACTTGACGTTTGATATTGACAGCGAGCGCATAGAAAACAACGTGGAAGGGTTCTACATTGACGTGGACATCTTCGACCATAACACATCCTATGAGCGCGTCTTGACCCTGGAGCAGCAGCTCAAGGACCACTTCAAAGAATTAAAGGTAATGACGGATGACCTATATATCCGTTTCGTATTTAACGGCTCCACCAAGGTACCAACCGGTGACGAGACGATCGTAAGGCGCAATCTACGCTTTTACGCAAAAACAGATTGGAGGAAGAAATAATGGCATTAGCAACCAAAGGCTATACAGAAAACACGCCCAAACACTATCTCATCGATAGCGCCACTGTTTTCAAAAACGTGACATACACGGCGCTCGACGGTTTCGCTGGAACTCTCATCGGAGCAACCGAGGGCGGTGTAACATTCACAATCGAGCAAAACTACAGAGCACCTGAGGTAGACGGAACAGCGCACCTTCAGGGACTGGTCAAAGGTAACGTCGTATTGGAAAGCGCTAAGGCGCAAGTCGTTATCAACCTGAAAGAATTGACCGCAGAAAACCTACGCGGTAGTTTAAATGGAACCATGATCGACGCACTATCGACTGAAGCTCCTACCGGTTATAAGAAGATCACCACCAAACGAGCAGTCGCTTCAGGTGACTATTTGACTAACATAGCGGTCGTGGGAAGACTCGGTGGAACTGCTGAACCAGTGATTGTTATTATCGACAACCCACTAAATACAAACGGAGTGGAAGTCGAAACACAAGACAACGCCGAGGCGGTTATTGAATTAACGTACGTAGCACACGCAACAGCTGCACAAGTTACAGCTGACGAGTTCCCATGGCGCATCCTATTCCCGGCCGTGGCTTAAGGGGAGTGAACTGAATGAAATATCAAATGCGAGAATTGATGGGGGATGACTTATTCATCCTCCTTTCAATTTTTAGTAAACTGGACATTAAAGAGGACATCGTTGTTTTATTTGAGAGTTCAAGTGAAACACTCACAGTAGAGCGCATCGAAGAGCTTAAGAAAAAGCACAAGAACCACGAGGCCCTCAAGCAAGCCCTCAAAGAAGACCTTGAGAAGCTGATCAATGCGCGAGGAATGCGTATCATAGCCAACCTCATTGTTAAAGTCATGGCCAGCATAGGGACCGCCAAAGAAGAAATTAACACACTCCTATCGCAACTGTGCGGAGTGAGCGTAAAAGAGATTAAGGCTTTGAAAATTGCTGAATACACCGAACTTGTGGTGGCATTCTTCAAAAAGCCGGAGTTGCGCGATTTTTTGGAATCTATCAAGCCGTTACTGCAATCGGGCGATCCAGAGGTAACGAGCGAGACGGCGAGCACGTCTTAAAGGATAAACTATTTAGAAGATACAATGACCCCATGGCGCTACTAAGAACTTACGACATGAAGGGCTTGTTCGACTTCATATTGTTTATTTTTGAAGAAGAGCAGGACGACATCCTATGGGAAATCTGGTTAAACAAAGACGTCAAAGACGACTTCAAAACGTTTAAGAAGTCCCGATCAAAGAGCTTACGAAAGAAGAGAATACCTAAAGTGACAAAAGAAGACGAGCAAAAGAGCATTGCTCTTGCTTCAAGATACATCAAGCCAATTGATGAAAAGAAAGGTGGTGGTGAATGATGAATAATGAGATCTTTAAACTATTCGGAACCATTGGCGTCGATACGTCACAAGCTGATAAAGCCATCGACAACACCGTGGACAACGCGGAAAAAGAAGTAGAAAAAATACCAGGGTTCTTCAAAAAAGCCGCTCAAATTATCGGCACAGTGTTTGTTGTCGACAAACTCATTGACTTTGGAAAAGCCAGCGTGGACGCAGCAGCTGAAGCTATGGCCATACAAGCACAATTCGAACAAGTCTTCGGCAACACCCAAGGACTGGCCAAAAGTACCCTGGATCAAATGGCGAAAGACTTCGGAATGCTTCCCAATCGATTAAAGGGACCGCTCACGACCACCACATCAATGTTCAAAGGCTTAGGTCTTGATACTGAAGATGCAATGGCGCAAGCAGGTATTGCTGTCACCTTAGCAGCAGACGCAGCTGCATTCTTTGATAAGAGCTACGAGGATGCCAACAGCGCCCTCAATAGTTTCATTAAAGGGAACTATGAAGGTGGTGAATCGATAGGGCTATTTGCCAACGAGACACAGCTCGCAACATGGGCGTCACAAAACCTCGGCATTGAATGGTCGAAGCTCGGTGAAGCAGATAAACAAATGACACGTCTACAATTTGCAACAGCCATGCAAGAAAGCGCTGGAGCAACCGGACAAGCGGCACGTGAGAGCGAGGCCTACCAAAACCAGGTGGGCAACCTACAACAAGCCTGGAAGGACTTCAAGGTCGTCGTTGGGACACCAATGATGGACACAGTCATTCAAGGACTCATGGCTGCCGTTGAATGGATCCAGAAAGCGAGCGCAGGGCTCCAAGACTTTATAAACTGGGCCAACGAGAACGAAACAGCCATGATACTTATGGGTGTGGCCCTTGGTACAATTGTCACACTATT